AAATATCGAGGGCAAGGTAAATGAGAGTTAAAGTAATAGAGATAAAAGAAACTATACGAGAACTACCGGATAATTATTTTGATAATAAAGATTATGATATGGACGATTTATCTGATTGTGAAATTGCAAGTCATTTTGAAGCAGGTAAAAAACTTTGGGAAGATACCACATTAGATGATATATCTTGGGATACTAGAGTTTTCAATTACGAAACTAATCAATGGGAGGAGGTATGAACATATTTTATTTTTATGATAGCCCAATACAATCAGCAGAAGCACAGCCTGATAAGATGCTAGTGAAGATGCCGTTGGAAACAGCACAGATGTTATGCACAGCACATAGAGAACTTGACGGTGATGATTATGCTGATAGAGTAGGACTATACAAAAGAGCTTATTGGAATCATCCATGCACGATATGGGCGAGGGAATCAAGTCAAAATTATTCATGGTTGTATGCACATTTTTTAGCACTAGGTATGGAATACAATTATAGATATGGTAAAGAACATGCAAGTATTACTAAACTTGCTAAACCTTTAATGCATTTCCCAAAGAATATAAAACATAGTAAAATGACACCGGTTGCACAAGCAATGCCGGAGGAGTATAAAGATGAGGACCCTATTGTTGCTTATCGTAACTACTGCATTAACGAAAAACACTATGCCAAATGGGAACGAGGTCGTGATAAGCCTAGTTGGTGGCATACACAACACAAGGAAGTTGCATGAAAATATTAAGAGGTAGAATGTACGAAGCTACAAAAGAACATCTGAGAGGACAGAGAGAAAAACATATTGCTAATGCAGAGGTTATGTTGAGTAATCCAGTGGGTATTGGAGAGCATTCAGATGTTATTGAATCAATTGTAAGAGAGCTTGAGCAAGTTGCACACTATGATGACATGCTCAATGCATTAAGAAACCATTTTCAATAGGGGATTATTATGAATTACATTTATCAAAAAATGTTAGAGGAAGATACGAAGGCAATCTTTGACCGTGAACAGTTTAGAAAATTTGATGAGTACATTGCTAAGAAGTACAAAGATTTTTATGAAAATAAAATCAGCTACCAAGTGACCAAAGAGGGCGATAAGTTTATTGTGGAATTGTTTGATACAAGTGTTGTAACTATGAGAGATATAGTGCTTGACATTTTTGAATAGGTCCCTATAATTATAATACTCAAATAAATACTGGAGGAACTATGTCAGAGAGAGTACAGAAAACACCGGATGGAAAAATCCAATATTATGTTATGGAAGGTAAACTTATATTTCCTTCTATCAACGTCCCTAACTTTAAGTTTAAAAAAGAGGGTTTGTGGGAAACTTATTTAATTCCTAATGACCCTGAAGAACTTGAGGTTGCAAAGAAAATAGGTGTCAAAACCAAAAAGTGGGATGACATACCTGAAGCTATATATCTTAAAAGGTATACTACACTGAAGAACGGTCAAGGTAATAGACCGGTCAACGTGAAAGATGCAGACGGTAATCCTTTCTTATTCCAAGATGAATCAGGAAGAGAAGTTGTAGTTGGTAATAACACTGATGCAAAAGTAATGTATCACTATTGGAATACTACAAACAGTTATGGTACATTCCATACTTACATTCTTGATGGTGTTCGAATTCAAAACCTTGTTGAGAAACAAGACGGAACAGCTTCTATCGAAGAAGCATTAGACTTTTAGGAACTATTATGATTATAACTATTAAAAATGATGAAGGAGTTGAAACCAATTTCGACATCAATCTAATAAGCGATGAGCAGAAGAAACAAGAAGCTACTGTCATCGTACAAAAAGTAGGTAATCTACAGGTCGTTATCGAGGCTCTTGATTTTGCCTCAAGGACACATAGAGCAAATCTTGAACAACTACTAACTGGTTGTGAAGAAGCTGTTGTCGAAGAAAATCAAAACACTACTGAGGAGAGCAAGGAACAGTAGTATAATCTAGGGTTGCTCGGGGGTGTTACATCATTTACCTCCTTGCTCTATCATTCCTGAGTGACCCGTTTTAAGTCAAGGAGGCTTATGGCATTTGTAAAGTTACATCAACCATGTCCTGAATGTGGTAGTAGCGATGCTTTATGCATCAATGAAAACGGCACTGCAAAGTGTTTCAGTTGTGGTCAATTTCTAAAAAGTTCAAAGGAGGATAATACTATGGAGCCACTTAATACAATACAACCCAATAACAACAGTTATGACAATCAACATGGAGCAGTCTTTGGTCCATTGATTGATAGAAAGATATCAAAAGAAACTGCTCAAAAGTATGGAGTTAAAGTTGTTTATAATCAGAACCAAGAAGTGGTACAGCATGTCTATCCCTTCTACAACAACAATGAGCAAACAGCTCATAAGGTTCGTTATGTCAAAGATAAAAACTTTAGCTTTCATGGTACCTATGATGGGACTGGTTTGTTTGGGGAACAATTATTTAAAGGCGGTAAGTATATTACTCTAGTTGAGGGAGAGTGTGATGCCCTATCTGCATATGAGTTGTTTGGTTCTAAGTATGATGTCGTATCAATAAAACGAGGATGTCAGGGAGCAGTCCGTGATGTCAAAGATAGTCTTGAGTTCTTAGAAAGCTATGAGAATATTGTTATTTGTTTTGATAGTGATAAGGCAGGTAAGGAGGCAGCACAGAAAGTAGCACAGCTCTTTACTCCTCGCAAAGCAAAAATCATGAACCTACCAAATGGGTATAAAGATGCTAACGATATGCTCAAAGAAAACAAACATGCTTTATTTGTTAAATCATTTTGGGATGCAAAAACATATACACCTTCCGGTGTTATAAATGTATCTGATAAAAGAGAAGCCTTTCATAAGAGAGAAAAGAAACATAGCATTCCCTATCCTTGGGAGGGACTTAATACAAAGCTTGTAGGTATGAGGGGAGGAGAACTGGTAACTCTAACTGGAGGAACCGGTCTTGGTAAGTCATCCGTAACAAGAGAAATAGAACATTGGCTCATAAAGAATACGACAGACAATGTAGGAGTTATTGCTCTAGAGGAAGACTGGAGAAGAACCATTGACGGAATCCTTTCTATTGAAGCAAACAACCGTTTATATATAGACCACATAAGAGAACAGTACAGTAAAGAAGACTTAGATAACTTCTTTGATATTCTCTATGATGGGGAAAACAAGAACAGAGTTTGGGTCCATGCTCACTTTGGCACCAATGATATTGATGAGATATTTTCTAAGATACGCTTCATGATTATTGGATGTGATTGTAAGTGGGTAGTGCTTGACCACCTTCATATGCTTGTAGTTGCAACCTCAGAAGGAGATGAACGTAGAGCTATTGATACCATCATGGCAAGGCTTAGAAGTATCGTAGAAGAAACCGGAGTTGGTATGATACTTGTATCGCACCTGAGAAGGATTGATGGGAACAAAGGACACGAGAACGGTATTGAAGTATCCTTATCTCACTTGAGAGGTTCTCAAAGTATTGCTCAGTTATCTGATTGTGTTATTGCTCTTGAGAGAAATCAACAGGCAGACAACGAAGAAGAATCCAACACAACAAGAATCAGAGTTCTAAAATCTAGATACACTGGGGATGTAGGGTATGCGACAAGTTTGCTTTATGATAGAGAAACAGGTAGACTTAATGAGTACACCCCTGATGAAGAGGTGAATGCAGAATTAGATTTTTAATATGAACCTTGTATTTGATATAGAGACAGACGACTTAAATGCAACCAAGATATGGTGTATTGTTTGTCAAGATATTGATACAAGGAAAGTTTATAAATTTGGACCTGATAAAATAGAAAAAGGTTTAGATTTATTACAAGAAGCTAAAACTCTTATTGGTCATAACATAATTGGTTTTGACATTCCTGTTATTAAAAACTTATATGATGTTGACTTACTTTCAAAGAAGATAGTTGACACCTTAGTTTTATCTAGACTTTATAATCCAGTTAGAGATGGAGGACATAGTTTAGAAACATGGGGATTCAGATTAAAATTTCCAAAAGTAGACTTTCAAGAATTTGAAACCTATAGTCCGGAGATGTTAGAGTATTGTGTAAATGATGTTAAATTAAATAGCCTTGTTTATGATGCTCTAAATAAAGAGGGAGAAGGTTTCTCAGTAGGTAGTTCTTTGTTGGAGCATGAGGTTTTTAAAATCATGAAGCAACAAGAAGAGAATGGTTTTCTTTTTAACAAGAAGGAAGCCAGTATTTTTGTAGCTGAACTTCGACAAAAACTAGCTGAGATAGAAGAAGAAGTACACAAGGTATTCAAGCCTAAGTGGGTAGATGTAAAACAGGTAACTCCTTACATAAAAAAAGACGGAGAGTTATCAAAACGTGGACTAACTAAAGATGAGTATGAAGAACGTTTATCCACTAAGGATTACAAACCTTTTATGCGACAAACATTACAAGAGTTTAATCTTGGAAGCAGGAAGCAAATAGGAGAATACCTTGTAGACTTTGGTTGGAAACCTCAGAAGTTTACTCCTACTGGACAACCGATAGTAGATGAAGGAACTCTATCAAAAATTAAAAACATTCCTGAAGCAAAACTTATTTGTGAGTATTTACTGATACAAAAAAGAATTGCACAAATAGATAGTTGGATTGATGCTGTTAAGGATGATGGTAGGGTTCATGGTTTTGTTATACCTAACGGCACCATTACCGGTAGAATGACACATAGAAATCCTAACATGGCTCAAGTTCCTAGTATTCATTCTGAGTATGGGAAAGAATGTAGAAGCTTTTGGATTGTTGAGGAAGGTAATAAACTTGTAGGTGTAGATGCAAGTCAATTAGAATTACGTTTATTAGCTCACTACATGAAAGACGAGGACTATATTTATGAGATTACAAAGGGAGACATTCACAGCTATAACCAAAAACTTGCTGGACTTAAATCAAGAGATGAGGCTAAAGTATTCATCTATGCCCTCTGCTACGGAGCAGGAAATCAAAAAATTGGAACGATTGTTGGAGGAAATGCAAAGAGAGGCGGAGAACTTAGAGAACGCTTTTTTGGTAGTAATCCAGCATTTGCAACTCTTAACCAACAAGTGCAAAGAGCTGCGAGGAAAGGATACTTAAAAGGGTTAGATGGCAGAAAGCTATTCGTTAGAAGTGAACATGCTTCTTTAAATACTTTGTTACAAGGAGCCGGAGCCATTGTAATGAAGAAAGGATTAGAGATTCTTAATAAAAGATTAACATTAACAAACACACCTTATAGATTTGTTGCAAACATACATGATGAATGGCAGATAGAAGTGCCTAGTTGTAGAGCTAATGAAGTAGGACAGTTAGCAGTTGACAGTATAGTTGAAGCAGGGAATCATTATAAGCTCCGTTGCCCTATGGATGGTGAGTTTAAAATCGGAGAAAACTGGAGTGAAACCCACTAATTTAAATAAACAAGATTGGGAAATTAACCCTCATAATTATATTCAAAATGAAGACGGCTCTTTTGTTCTTAAAAAAGACGGTACCCCTAGAAAAAAAGCAGGTAGACCTCTTGGTTGTAAAGATACTTTAGAACAAAAAGTAACTAGATTAAAGAAAAAAGAAGCACAAATAAAAAGACTTGTAAAAGACGTTCAACAACGTTCTTTAGATTTACCTGCACATAAAAGAAATAGCTCTACAATTCCTTTTGGGTATACCCTTAATTTCTATACTCAAAAATTAGAACCTGTCGAAAATGAATTAGAAGCTTTGAAAAAAGTCGAGGAAAATATTCTTAATGGTCACTGCTCTCTTAGAGAAGGAACAGCATATTTGTTAGAAAAAACTAAAAGATATTTATCTGCTCCGGGACTAAGAAAAATAATGCAGAAAAAATATGGTAAAGATTGTTGTTCACAAAGTAAAGAAAAAGGGTGGCTTTATATTGTTGAGTCACTTTCTATTCCGGGGTGGATAAAATTTGGAAAATCTATTAACCCTGAAAAAAGATTACAACAATACAATGCAAATACTCCTTTAAAAGATTATATACTAGTAGAGGTTTGTCCTTGTTCAAATATGAAAAAGGGAGAAAAAGTTATTCTAAATGTAGCTTCTTTTTTTGCTGAAGAAGAAAAAGGAGAATGGAAAAAAATAAATAAAAAGTTAGCTTTAGATATATTTCAAACCTATCACAAAAAATATGAAACCAAGTAAAAAAGATAGAAAAAAATTTGATTTAGATTTAGAATATGGGCAAATAAGAGAAGATAAAGTTGCCGGTATATTTTCTAAAGCAAAGATAGAAGTAAAATCAGAAAGGGACCTTTGGCAACAGACAGGTAATATAGCTATTGAATATGAGTGTTGGTCTAAACCATCAGGAATAAGAGCTACAGAATCTGACTATTGGTTTCACAACTTATGCATAGGGGATAATGAATATTGTACATTAGTTTTTAAAACAGACGTACTTAAAAAGATTGTAGACAAGCTAGATTATTTTAGAACTGTTTCCGGTGGAGACAATAATGCTAGTAGAATGTATCTTGTAAATCTACAAAAACTTTTTTCTTCTGATGTTATAAAAGCTTTTAAGGAGCTAGAAGATGAAGAGAACAATTGATACTCTTGTCAATGACATCTATAAAGTCATAGAGCCACTAACAGAAAATAAGAAAATAAATGTTTCTGATGAGGACATTGAAACCTTCGGCACTGCTATGAAGGAAGCTTTTAGGCACTGGGCTTTACCGGAGCCTAGAAATGGAGATAAGCTTCGTATGTCTAATATAGGTAAACCTGCACGTCAACTTTGGTTTGATTTGAATGCAGAAAAAGAACCTCAAAAGTTAGAACCTCATGTGATGATTAAGTTCCTGTATGGTCACTTATTAGAAGAAGTTTTATTATTTCTTGTAGAACTTGCAGGTCATAAAGTAACTAACCAACAGAAAACAGTTGAAGTAGAAGGCATCAAAGGACATATGGATTGTGTTATTGATGGTGAAGTTGTTGATGTAAAGACAGCATCCGGTTTTGCATTTAAAAAATTTAGAGATGGGACATTACAAAACGATGACCCTTTTGGTTACATATCACAATTGACAGGATACGAACATGCAGAAGGTACAAACAACGGAGGCTTTCTTGTTCTTAATAAAGAAACTGGAGAGATAACATTATATAAACCTACAGATTTTGATAAACCAAATATTGTAAATTCAATAAAGAATATTAAAGCTACTGTTAAAAAGAAAAAGCCACCTATGTTTTGTTATCAACCTTTACCGGAAGGTAAAGCAGGTAACTTTAAACTTCCTCGACCTTGTACTTACTGTGCACATAAGTTTGAATGTCACAAAGATGCAAATGAAGGAAAAGGATTACGT